TTATAAGCTGTCAGTTAGTATGGGATATATGAAAAGGCGGGAAAAGCCGGGAAAAAGTGGTCTAAAGTGGGATATCTAAAGGGGTTTTGGGGTCAGGCGAATTTTTTTTATCCCAAAGTAAATGCAACTTGGAAATGGGTAAAACAGGGGTGTTTGTTGCAATTAGTTTGGGATATTTTTATGGGCTGAAAGCACCTTTCTCGGTGCGAACGGCATTTTTTACAGTTTCAGCCAAAATCCAGCCCTCAGCGTATATTTGTCCATCATCAAGGTACGCAAAAACTTTGGTCCAGATTCCAAAAAACAAACCAGACCGGTCGATAATTTCCAATCTTGAGCCTGGAATGTTGACGGCGGAAAGGTTTCGCATAAGCTGGGCTTGATTTGCGGGAGACTCGGGCCTTTTTAAAATGACGATGTGTTCATCATTGATGACCCAGTAATCCCCACTGAATGCGAGACTAAAATTAGTTTCGACTTTTTCTGCTTTTTCGGTTTTTTCTACTTGTGGGGAATCTGTTGAAGAAAAAATGCCAGTAGCAAGGAGAAGAATGAAAAGTACAACAAGAGAGCCAAAAAAACAAATTAAAGAACGGTAACCTGATTGGGCCTTGGGCAGTGGCGACTCGCCGAAATACGCATCGGCTTTAGGATCGGAGGGGAAAGAGTGGCCGCATTTTGGACAGGTTTTGGAGTTATTGGAAACAATATTTTCGCATTCGGAGCAATATATCAATGTCATGATTTAACTTCTGCGTTAAATTTGCCTGCCAAACCAGACGACGCGCCCAACGACTTCCAATAACCCAAGTTGGTCGGGGCCGATAGTAAATTTTTGATAAGCCGGGTTATCGCTTTTAACTACCAGTTCCCGGCCCATCATCCTCTGGATCCGCTTAATTTGAAGCGTGAATTCATTCTTGATGCAGTAGATACCATCGTCCCGGACCTCATTGACCGCCGTATTTAACAGCAAAAGATCATCTTCATGGATAGTGGGTTCCATCGAATCTCCGACAGCGGTGATCAGCACCAAGTCTTTAGGATCCGCGCCCAGCTTATTTTTTACCCATTCCCTCTTGAAGGCCAGGTGGTCAACGACCATTTCATTTTCGGCAATGGCCCCGTGTCCGGCGCTGGCCTGGATATTGTATTTCGGAACGTAGAAATATTCATCCCGAGATTTAATCCCATTATAAGTAGGACTCTCTTCAGAAACACCACCTTCCCGCCGCATAGGGCCTTCGCCGGTCAGAATCCAATCCATTGAAAGTCCGTAGTTTAAGGCTATTTTTACAGCCCAATCAGAAGGGAAAGTTTTTCTCTGTTTTGCGCCTGTGATGCTGGCGTCCCTAATTCCCAGAGAGTAAGCAAGCGAACTCTGCGTTTTAATATCGGTGCTTTTTCTAATTCTTTCCCAACAAGATTCAAAATCCATAGATTTTTACTTTAAAATTTAAATTTTTAATTTAAAGGTAAATTTAAAGGAATTCTCGTTACTATTAAACTCAATAAATATAATAACTTACACGATTTAAGTAAAATATTTTACTTAAAGGTAAATATTCTGTTGACAATAATTTACGGTTTAACTAAAATAATTGTCAGTAACAAGTACTTGTTATGTTTGGTTGCTTGCAGATTATAGGAAAACCGCAAACCGTTCAATATCTATTTTATCGGTTCTCCTGACATAAAACCTCGTAAATCAGGACTTCAATGTCAGATCAACTCAACCTTTTCAACCGCACCTCACTAAACCCGGTTTCACGGGTTAAGGAAGCCATGCGTCAAGCCATAAAAAGTAGCGAGCTTTCGCGGGAGCAGGTGGTTGATCGGATGAACGAACTGGCACGGGTCGAGGGAATTACCACGGGCAGACGGGCCAAGGCAATCTCTATCGATACGATGGAAAAATGGTTATCGCACAGTGCCGAGCATCTCATCCCCTGGAAGCTCCTGCCTATTTTCTGTCACGTCGTTAATTCAATTTCCCCCTTCAAACCTCTCCTGGCCGCGCTGGGTGCAAGCGTGATCGATAAAAAAGAGTGGCTGATGCTGGAATGGGCCAAGGCGGAAAAAGAGAAGCGGGCAATCCGAAGAAAACAAAAACTTCTCGAAGGAAAAATGGATTTATGAAGCGAAAAAATAAAATCCCGTCCAAGCCGGAAAGAAAATCTCTTGAGATTCAGTTCTGGTTAAAAAAGCGCCTGATTTCCCAGAGGTACCTGGCTAAAAAAATAGGGGTTCACGAAAGCATTGTTTCCCTGGCTATCGCAGGAAAAGGAAACAGCCGACGTGTGCTCGAACGCTTGAAGAAAATCGGCGTGCCGCAAAAATATTTAGGAATTAAAAAATGACCACAATCCCGGAAAAGCTCACGGCGGCGCAAATTGCTGAGACCCTGAAAATCTCCATACAAGGGGTTCACTGGAAAGCTAAGAAGGATCTATGGGGATTTACTACTGAAAAATCACCAGGGCCTGGCGGAAAAAAACGCCTCTACCCCTTCTCCTCCCTGCCGCCGACGATTCAGATCGCGATTCAAAAACATTACGCACCGGAACCGGTACCGCCAGTGACCGGGCATTTGCCTCTCCCCGCCGAAATAACCGGGCTCCCAACATCCCGGCCCTTCGCGGCGGTGGAGGGGCGTCTCCCTCAATACGCAGACACCATCGCCCGCGCCCGAGCCGATCTCGTGGCTCAATATCTTAAAGCCAAAGAAACCGGTAAATCGAAAAAACAAAAGAGCGCGGATATCGTCAGAAACTTTCTAGCCGCTTTCAACTCCGGCGTAACCTTCCCCCAACTGTATCAGCCTTTGAGCACGGTATCCCGATCAACTCTGGAACGCTGGCGTAAAGACCTGGAAGAAGCCGACTACGACTACCACGTGCTCGCGCCTAAATGGGGCAAGCATCGGAGCGGAATCACAAAACTTACCGAACGTGAATCGCGGATCTTGTTCAGCCAGGTCTTTCACCAGCACCGCGTGAAAACCGGAACCGCGATCACCGTCACAAAATACATTCTTGAGTTGGACGGGTTGCCATCGCCCTCCAGCCCAGCCACCATGCGTCGCGCCATCGATCAGTTTAAAAGACGCCATTTCGATTTATGGACCTTCTATAGGGAAGGTGAAAAAGCGCTTGTCGACAAGGTGCTCCCATATATAGAGCGCGATGATTCACTGATCGATGTGGGCGACGTATTGGTGGCTGATGGTCACCGCTGTAATTTCCGCGTGAAAAATCCGTGGACCGGCAAGCCCTGCCGCCCGATGCTGGTCGGTTTCTACGATTGGAAATCGCGGGTCCTTGTCGGCTGGGCAATATCCCTGGAAGAAAATACCCAACTCATCACCTCCGCATTACGCAACGCTATCATTCGCCTGGGTAAAATTCCAAAGATCGTCCTGCTCGACAACGGCGCGGCCTTCAAATCAAAAGTATTCACGGGAGATATCGACCTGGAACAAAGCGGCATTCGCGGCATGTTCGCCCGCCTCGATATCAAGACCGTTTTCGCCTGGCCCTACAACGCACGGTCGAAGCCAATAGAAAGATTCTTCGGCGATTTCAGCAATCAGTTTGAACGCTACATGCCGTCCTTTTCAGGGGCTTCCATAGCAGACAAACCCGCCTCCCTGATGCGCAACGAAAAGCTGATGCAAGCCTTTTACAAAGAGAACGTCATGGAGATTCCGCAGGTCTTAGCGGCTTTGGAAAAGTGGTGGGACTTTCACGCATGGACCCAGCACCCGACGTTGAAGGGCCAGCAAAAGGGCGAGGTGTTTCAAGCGGGGCGCGGACCCGGCGTAGACGTAGGAAAACTAAACGAACTCATGATGGATAGAAGGATCAAGCGGCTCACTCAAAACGGAGTTAGTTTTCTCAACGGCTATTACTTTCATGAAGCCCTCTACGGCCTGCGCGAACAAGTTGAAATTCGGTACGACTTTTCCGACATTTCATTAATTCACGTCTATGCGAAAAATGGCGATTACATTTGCCGCGCCGACCGCAAGGACAGCGTTCATCCGATGGCGGCTTTACTGGGGAAAGCCAAAGATGAGGAAGAACTTAAATATCAAATTGGTCAGCATCGATCCCTGAAAAAACAAACCACAAAACTCGCACGGCAAGCCTTGAAAACCACGGGAGATATGAACATCATCGACTCCCTGCCGTGGGACAAGTTGGTCCCGCTCTCGCCTAGACTTCCAGAAAAAATCGAACAGATAGAAGCCGAGTTCACCGGACCCAAAGCGATGGCGGCCGTGCCGATCATCGAAGCGGAAAGCTTTGCTGAATTGCCGGAACCGGAAACCCAACAAACCAAGGCCGAGGTGATTCCCCTCTTTGCCACCGATGTTGATTATTACAGCCACCTGGCATCCCTTGCCCAGCCGCTCAGTGAATCGGATATCCGGTTTTTGGAACAGTTTTACAAGACCGAAACAGGGAAAACATTTTTGGAAATGGATGGTCCTTTAAAAACCGCCACGGGAGGAGAGTGATTATGTTTAGAGACCCAGTTAAATATATCTTTATTGCGCTGGCCCTTAAAGCGGTAACGATCCTATTTCTTATTTTTAATGTCGAAGCGCGAGGTGAGGAACCCATCCTCATTTCCGTGCCGGAACAAGCCCATCAAATCGAAGTTAAACCCCTTTTAAACGGTCTTATTCAGATCGCATACGACACCGATCAAAACGGCATCGCCGATCAATTCACCGTAACCCGGCAGGAAAGTATCCATCCATTGTTTTACGCACGGGACGCTAACGAGGATGGTAGTTGGGAAATAGTTTTTAAGGATATCTCGGAAGACGGGATCAATGGCAACGAAGAAGAGTATTTAAGAATTTTACCAGCGGGAAAATAAAAAGGCCGGCGTCGCTGTAACGACAACCGGCCCGATATACAAAAACCACAAACGGAGCCTACCATATGAATACTAATGTCGTCAAAACCAAGAACGTGCAAGCGTTCTTTTCCGGACTCGAAATCCTAAAAAAAGGCGTCAAGGGCCGAATGGGAATGATGCTGATTTTCGGTCCGCCAGGAACAGGGAAAACCTTCATCACCCAAAAGCAGGCGATGGAAGACGACACCGTCTACGTCCGTTGCCGGTACATCGATAAACCCAAAAGCCTTTTGCACTCCATCGTTGCGGAACTGGGTGAAGAGCCGCGAGGTTTTACGTCCAACCTATTTAACCAGGCCCTGGAACAGTTGATGATGCATCCGCGCACCTTGATTCTTGATGAAGCCGACTACATGGTGCAAGCGGGAACCATCGAAATCATCCGCGATCTGAACGATATGGCTAATACCCCGATCATTATTTCAGGAATGGGAAATATCGACAAAAAGCTACAGCGGTTCCCCCATCTTGTGGATCGCATCCGCGCCATTGTGCAATTCAAACTGTTTGACCTGGCAGAAATCAAGATGCTGGGCAAGCAGGTCTGCGAGGTAGAGATCGACGACAAAGGTTATGAATACATCGCAAAGATTGGGCAAGGAAAGTTCCGCGTCACAAACGATCTTTTTGATCTGGCTGAACGCTTGCAGAAGCGGACTCCTCAAATCAAGGTGCTCAGCGTCGACCACCTGGCTCCCGCCTGGGAAAAAGAAAAGCAACGGGAGCGGCGATCATGAGCAAACCTTCAGGAAATTTAAAGCCAGTCGTGGATTTTCTTTGCAGCACTCGAAAAATAAATATTACCGCCGAATTAGTTGCTGCGGAAACGGAACTCGCACAAAAATCTGTGCTCCGAATCATGCGCAAGTTGACCAAAGATGGTTATCTGTACTTAGTTGACCGTGGAATATTGCATGAGAATAAAAAGGGTGGAGTCCATCGAAAGAACCCAACCTGGAAGATCGTTGATAAAAAATCCCTGCCCGCCGCATTAAAGCCAAAAAGAAAGAAAGGTATCCGAGACCAAATCTGGAAGGCCATCCGCATTAAAAGAATTTTCAATGTCAATGAAATTATGAAACTTGCTGATGCAAAAGAATCCACGGCAATGAACTATATAAAAATCCTTGCGCGCAACAAATATGTGCGTAAGGCGGGCCAGCGGGCGCAACGGGAAGGGTGTCACTGGCAACTGATCCGCGATGACGGCCCCGAACGCCCTGCCCTTAAAGAGTATCCGGAGGTGACCAATGACTGAGACTTGGTTGAAACTTCTCAAACAAAACCTTCAGCAAAAAAGCGCTAAAAAAGTCAGCAAGGAAATCGGGTACTCGACGGCGACTATCAACCTCTGCATCAACAACAAATACAAAAAACCTGAAAAAGTTAAAGAGCGGGTCATGGCAATTTATGGCAATAACGGTAAGGTCCAGTGCCCGATCCTAAGTGAAATCACGCCGCAACAATGCGCGGATCATCACGACCGCGCTAAAAAAGTGGGTCTCCGCGTCGGCAACCCGGACACCATGCGGCTTCACAGATCCTGCCTTCAATGCCCCGTGAGAGGAGGTTAATCATGATTGTTGCTGACAGCCTTCTGGAACGGTTTACCGGCGAGTACCTGCAAAAAAGCACAAATGAGTGGGGAATGACCCTTCAGGAATATATAGATTTCAAAATGGAATGCGAACGGGAAGTCAACGAAACTTTATTAGAGGTGAATAATGGCGAAGAAAAATAAAGAGGAAATCATCAGTCTGGAAGAGGCCAAACAGGCAATGGGCGAAATCAATAAATACGACAATAAGCTCGCCAGGTATTACCTGCAGGAAGCCAATGCCGTCGCCAGTCTCCGGTCTCGGTACCACACAGGAGCCGTCAACGCGGAACGGCAGACGCTGGAAGGCCTTAAAAGGGAACGCGTGAAACAGCTTGAACAATTCGCCAAAAAGAATCGGAAGGAATGGGACGGGAAAAGCGTGCAGACGCCCTTCGGAGCGTTCGGGTTTCGCAAAGGCCAGCCCTGCGTGGCGTTGATAAAAAAGGTTTGTAAAAACATGGAGGAAGCTCTGTCGAAAGTAAAGGACCTGCTTCCTGGTTACGTCAGGATGAAACAGGAAATTGATAAGGAACAAATTCTCATCCATTACAAATCATTAAACAGGGAAACCCTTGCCGAATGCGGACTCAAGATCGACCAGAAAGAACCCTTTTTTGTGAAAACCTTGGCCACCGAAAAGCTGGAAGAAGCATCCAAGAAACTCAAATCCGCCTGATTCAAAACTCCTCCCCTTGCCAAGGGGAGGCCGGGAAGGGTGAAAGGAAAAATCCATGCAGTGCAAACATTGCAAAGAAAACGATTTTGAATACCAAATTGAAGATTTTCAGGAAGGCATCGGCATGACCGTTATTGAGATTCAGATCCGTTGCCGTCCCTGCGGCGCGATGCATTTGAGAAAAATCCACTGGGCCGATTTCGACTGCGTCCCATTGCCTAAAAAAGAAATGGTTTTGCAATGAACAACGCTCGCCCCGATTATTCAAACATGACTATGTCCGAGAGAGAAGTCTGGGCAGTGCTTGGTTTGATTCATGGCAAAGCAAACGCTATCAGCCATAAAGACCTTGCGCACAAGACAAATAAACCAGAACGCAAAGTCCGCAGCATCGTGGTGTCCCTGATCATCAAGCACAGGTTAGTCATTTGTTCATCATACGATAGAGAAAATGGCGGCTACTATCTTCCGGAAACAGGTGATGAGGTTCAAGAGACATGCAAAAAACTGCACGGCCATGCGCTCGGGATTTTATTCAGGGAAAGCGTTATAAAAAAAATCAGCCTTGCAGAATTGCTCAAACAATATCAGAAAGAGATTCCATTCAGTGATTAATCAATTTTCCCCGGTCCTACCCCTTCGGGGCATGAAGGCAACGGAGAAGATATAACAGGGGCGGGGAGGTCCCGTCGCTTGCTCACAAAGGCTTTTGTTCCGGTAAAACAAACCGGATCGGGAATTTAAAATCCCTCTCCCTCGGGGAGAGGGCTGGGTGAGGGTGGTTTAAATGAACTGTAAGAATTGCGGGTGCGAAAATTTCTTTTGGCGAAGCGAAATACTCCCAAACGACAATGACCCTCACGCCCTGGTATCTATCCATTGCTCCCTTTGCGACCGCATGTACCAAGCCTGTATTCCCCGGGAAAATTTCAAGCTCATGGAAAAGGGCAATCCAAAAGGTGAAGGCCCAAGACATCCGAAACAGGAAGAACTGGTGTCCCCGGAAGAGGTTCGCGAATTTACAAATTCATTCCAAAAAAAACTGAAATGACCGGGAAAGAATTAAATATTGAACCGTAGAGAGCGCAGAGAAAACCTTATGCATTGCAATATTAAAAAGGATCCCCACCGGAGGGGGCTCCGGTGAACATATAATTCGGTTATACATGGCCCGCTTTTGTTGCCAAAAAAAAGATAGTTACTCGGCGGGACTGGAATGACTCCTACGCGAAAGGCTGCAAAGAGCATGTGGAGCACGTTGCGTACGACAAACAGGCCCGGTTTGGCGGCAAGCCTATCGGTATCTTCACGCTCAGTGAACCGGTGGTGAAGCAAAGCACACTCGAAATGCCGTTGTCAGTTTATTGAATTTTTAAGGAAGCTATCGAGCGGCTGGAAAAGTTAAAGGAGGAATATGGCTACCAATAGTCAGCTTGCAAAAATCCACATCGCTAAAAAGGAAATGGGGTTGGATGACGACGATTACCGGTTTTTCCTGAATCGAATAACGGGAAAAGAAAGCGCAAAGCTCCTTTCGGATCGGGAGGCTGATGCCGTCATCGATGAATTTAAGCGCCTGGGCTGGGTGCCGAAGAAACGCAGGACGCAGACCGGAGACGGCAGTCCGAAAAAATTGAAATACGAAGATCTGGCTAACCGGATCGGCATGGCCTCGCCCAAACAACTGCGAATGATCGAGGCGATGTGGATGACCGGGTCGAAGATCCGCGAAAAAACGCCGACCTCGCTGAGAAGTTTCTTAAATAACAAATTCGGAATTTCTCACCTGCGATTCATCGAGGACCATCAGGTTGGTAAAATCGTCAGGTCCATAAAATCCATTAACCAAGGGGAAAAATAATGGGAAACCAGCATCAGAAGATAAAGGGATATAGGGAATTAAATGAAGAAGAAATCGACTTGATGAACGAAGCTAAGGAACTTGCGGAAAAACTCGATGTGCTAGTTCATAAAATTAAACGCCACCCCGACACAGATCAGCGCTGGGCGAGTATCGGAATGACGGATCTGCAAAAAGGATTCATGTCCTTGATTAGAAGCGTCGCCCGGCCGACAACGTTTTAATTGAAGTATATAACTGGGAAAATAGAAATGGTGAATAAAACTACATCTACATTTTTTAAATATTTTTTTAAACTTCTGAGCATTGGGATTGTGACCTACGTATTTCTGCTTATTCATTTTTCCGCCGAAGCCGCTCCCCATCTGCACCTGGAAAAAGAATATCAAAATGCCTGGTGCGCCGCGCATGGCGGGGTCACCGAATACGTTTTAGATGACCAGACCCGCGTGGATTGTCTCACCGAAGAACATGCCATCGAGTTTGAATTTGCCGAAGATTGGGCGCAGGCCATCGGCCAGGCGAGGTTTTACGCGGTAAGTACCCGTAAAAAACCGGGGATCGTTTTGATCATCGAGAGCTAAGAAGATTACCGTTTTCTTAAGCGGCTTAAAACCGCTATTCGAGGGGACCGAAAAAAGTGGACCGTGTGGATCGTCACGCCTGAAGCCCTTAAAAAGTGATTTTAAATGCCCTGTGAACGAATCGAAATCAACGGAGCTTTTGGTTTTGCCTGCACCCGTGGCAGACGGAAACCAAAACGTTATAAGTGCAAAGATTGCAATTTCAAAAAAGACGCACCTTTCCTTTGCGATTGGGAATTAATATCCGGAAAGGATTGCGACCGCCCGTGTTGTGCCCACCATTGTGAAGAAGTCGGATCGGATCGCCACTACTGCCCCCAGCATCAAATTACGGCGAGACAGAGAACCCTTTTTTAATTAGGTGAAGTGATGAGCAAATCAAAAATCGAATGGTGTGATGAAACATGGAATGTCGTCACGGGGTGCTCACACGTCAGTGAGGGTTGCCGGAACTGCTACGCCGAACGGGGATGGCCGCGCCTGGCCGATGCATATCGAGTGGGTGCGGGAAGTCCGCGATCAATGCAAGAAAGCCGATGTTCCCTTTTTCTTCAAGCAGTGGGGGAAATGGCGACCACTCATTGCCGGGGAACCTGGAGTAATTGAAAAAGCCATTCTAATGTCCCGAGATGGCATGAATTTAAGAGGGCTCGGCGCTGGGAGCTTAACCAACGAATTAGTATTGATGAAGGATTGGGGCGACTGCTGGAATATTCGTCCCGGAAAGAAAAAATCTGGAAGGTATCTTGATGGCCGCGAATGGAATGAGTTCCCGGTTTGATTTTTCTGCGGCCTCTGCGGTGAAAAATGAACAATAAAAATATTAAAGAATCTGACGTTAAGGCTCATCTCGTTGCTCACGGGCAAAATATGCGAATGACCCTATGCGGCGTGAAAGGTGAGTTGAGCTATCGAGATTTAAGAGCGATTTTAATTTTAGTGAAGGTTTTAAAATTTAATTCAATTTTAGAGAAGGCAATTTGATGAAATATTCGCCCAAAAAATTAGAACAATTAGAAGATGCCAGGACAGACCTATACGTGCACGGTTTTCTAACTGACACCGAATCTAAAAAAGTCCAAAAAAGAATTCAAAATTGGGCTAAAAAACAAGGGGTTGACCTGCAAATACAGCCTCAATTATCGAAAAAATAATGAAATTCTCAAAACTCAGTGTGGGTATTCTTGTCGTTTTATCGAGACGGGAATTGGACCGCGTCGGGATTCTAAAAGAAATGAACAAAAAGACCGGTCGTGAGCCGTCCTTAAGCTCTCTCTTCACGTCTTTGCCCCAGTTGCTGAAAACGGAATTGATCTCCGTCCGGTCGGACCGTAGCGCTGGGTTGATGGGAGGAGTCGTTGAATACTACGCAATTACCGAGCGGGGGCATCAAATTTTAAAATCAATAAAATCTGGATTACTGAAACGGGGGAAAATAGGTTGAACCAATTAACGCTGAACTTCGGAGATATCGCGTTAAAGCGCGTCGGGCATGGGTTTGAAGCTGGCCACAAAATGGCCTGGCTGGTGGAAAATATCTGGGCGCAAGCGGGAACGGGGATACTTGCCGGACCGCCGAAAACCGGAAAGACCTGGTTGATCATCGACCTCGCGGTTTCCATCGCCTCCGGGACTCCGTTCCTGGGAAAGTTCCCGTCAACCCAAGGCCCGGTGATTATCTATTCGCCCGAAGGTCCTGAAAGTTGTTTAGACGATAGAATCCGGCAAGTGGCGGCTCGGCGCGGCCTGGATCACACCGAACTCGAAATCTACACAATCAAAGCGCATGACCTGGCCCTGGATGTTGCGACTGACCAGCGAACGATTATCCAAGCCGTTGAATCTATCCGGCCTGCCCTCGTTATTTTTGATCCCCTTGCTGAATGCTTTAAGGGCGATGAAAATAGAAGTGATGACGTGAAGGTTGCGACAAATTTTTTAACGAATCTAGCCCGTCATCACGGAACCGCCTCCATTATCACGCATCATATTGTCAAGACAGCAGGCGGTAAGCAGGCGGGAAATCAAATGCGCGGATCAGGCGCATGGTATGCGTTCGGCGACTCCTATCTTTTTCTCGATCCATTGAAAAATGAAAAGATTCAAATGAAAGTTGTTCAGCGTAATGGCAAACGCGCCGACACATGCATCCTGGAACTTTCCGAACAAGATTCCGCCACATCCTACTCCGTCACTCACGGGCAGAATGAGGAACCCAAAAAGGAAGACCTGGGGAATCTCATTCTTAAGCAACTCCTTAAATCAGAGTTACCTATGAGCCAGAGAGACCTTCGTCTGCGGTTGGGCGGCTCTAACGGCAAATATAACGGGGCATTGACAGAGTTGAATAAAGCCGGATTGATCAGCAATATCGATAAGGTGGGCTGGGAGTTGACCGAAAATGGAAAGAAAACCGCCGAGGACCTGAAAGGCGATCCGGTCCGCCATTCGCCTATAGGCACAACCCGGACCGGACCGGTCGAAAACCCATGAATTTACGCACGAAAATCACCTCTATCCACCAGCTTCCAAAGCGGTTTCGGCCCCTTGCTGAAAAAATCGGCCTGGAAAACGCCCTTTTTGCGATTCAGGAATTGGCTCCCAGGCCGGAGCCAAAGTTTCATTGGGTCGATGAAATCACCTCTCCTGAGCATTTCCCTGAAGGCATCTTTCGACAAATGGCCCACCTGATCGGCGTCGAAAATATCCTCACTTTGATGCACACGTTTGAGGGCGAAACGATTTATTTCCGGAAAATTAAGGACACCTTTCTCGGTTTATGGCACTCAAGGCTCCGTGGAAAATGGAGGAAGCATAATATTAAAGCCCTTGCTCACGAGTTCGATGTTTCAGAGCAAACCATCCGCCAGATCGTGAACGACCACGAAGATCAAGCCGACCTCTTCCCTATAAAATAAACCACCCATTCCGAAGATAGCTTCAGAAGCTACATTCAGAAGATACCTTCCTGGAGCCTTTCTTCCCGCGCGCGTAATCTGTCCCCTCAAATAGAGTTTAGTTTTTTAATTTAATTGAGGGCCGACCGGTGAAAGCGCGCTTAAACTATTTCACTCCACAAAGGGGATGGGACTCGCAACCCCTTCCCCTCCCCTTCCAGCCCTGGCCCAGAGCCGGAGCGAACGCGCCATGTCCTGCGAGGAATAAAAATGCCATTACGAATTAAAGGCGAAAAAAAGAAAGCAAGAGTTTTTGGGATAAGCCCTGAGATGGTTCTCGCTTCAGTGGTCATTGGGTTTATCTGGATGGAGCTTTTCCCTGGCGTTGATTGCGTTGTCACCGAAGGAACTGGAGGAAAGCATGGAAGAGGGTCCAGGCACTATGTCGGCCTCGGTAAGGATTATCGTATTTGGAACCTTCCCGACCCTTTTATGGAAAGCGCCAAAAAAGCAACTAAGGAAATTAAGCGCCGCCTCGGTCCTGATTATGACGTGGTCCTTGAAAAAGATCACATCCACGTTGAATTCGATCCCAAATATTAAGGAGAAAAAAAATGATCGCATGGCTTAAAGGAAAAAAAACTTACATCGTGGCGGGGTTAATGGTCCTTGTCACTCTAATTCAGACCATCACTGGCGAAATGGGCCTTGCTCAATTTTTTATGAGCGAACACGTCCAGACTCTTATTGAGGCCGCTGGACTGGGGACGTTGCGAGCTGGCATCGGAAAGCGGTCTTAAGGCTATGTGGTCGACGGTAGGGGCATTGGTTTTGGGTCTTGGCTTCCTTGGTTGGATTTATCGCCAGGGCATGAAGAGCTTATGGCTCCGGCTCTTTAAAGATGAGAAGAAAAAAATCAAAAAAATCCATGAGGAGTGGAATGAGATCGACGCGGAATCTAAAAAGAAACGCGATCAGATTGCTGACGATCCTGATCATGACCCTGGCGCTAACTGGTAGTGCCTGCCCTATAAAGCACAACTTTCCGGATCTTAAAGTTCCGGAGAAGCCTAAAGGTCTCTTCACTAAAGAGGGGGACCGTTGGTACATCACTAGGCCAAACTTCATAAAACTGAATGCGTATAACGATGCCCTGCTGGATCAAAACAAAAAGTACCGCCGTGAAATTGAAATCATCAACGGGGACTGAATGGATCTCGATGTCATAAAAGTTGCGGTCCAAATTTTAATCCCTTTCGTGATTTTATTTCTAGGGACCATCATCGCGGTTTTTCGGTACTTCCTGAAACGGTTTACCGATGATATCAAGCGGGAATTCGTTCGGCTGGAAACAAAGATTGAGGAAAACGATAAAAAGGTCAGCGAGGTCGAGCGAGCTTTCATGGCGTTCCAGGCGCAACTGCCAAAAGAATATGTTATGAGGGCGGATTATATTCGCGTCACTGCAATTTACGAGAAAAAAATAGATAGGTTGGCGGAATTGATTGGGGCGTTGGATGGAACCCTTCAAGGTCAAAAAGCTGAGTTGAAACTTCTTTTGGTTAAAATTGGAGATATCGATGCAAAACCAAAAAAATAAAATCCGACGAGGCGAAATCCTTCGCGCCCTGTACCGGAACATGCCTCACCCGATTTGCGACAACGTGTTTGCGGAGGTCTTCACGGAAGACACGCCGAACTACGTCATCACCCAATTGAAGTATCTGGAACAAAAGAAATACATCAAGCTTGAAAAAGTCGATGAAGATTTTTCCACCGCATCCTGTGTCGCAAATATTCTCCCTGCGGGTGTTGATCTTTTGGAAGGCTCCATCCCTTCCGATCCCGGCATCACCTGCCCAAAAATCTAATGCCAAACAGAAAACATAGCAAGGTGACGAAGCTGGATCCCGCGATCCGCAGGACCGTTGATACGTTGATCATTGATGGAGTCACCATTGAAAAAATCGTTGCCCACCTAGAGGAACTGGCAAATCAAGGTGTCATTGCCGACTGCGAGGTCCCCAGCAAGTCCAGCATCGGTCGCTATAGCAAAGGGTTTGTTTCACAGTTGGAGCGCCTGGACCTTGCGCGTCAGCAGGCAAAGGTGATCGTCGACCGCGCCCAGGGAGACGGCCTGGTTATGGAAGAGGCGGCGGCCAACCTGATCATGAATGAAATCATGAAAATCCTCCTGCCAGAGGATGGAGAATCTATAAAGCCAAAGCAGGTAGGCTCCATCGCTTTGGCTATTTCAAAACTGCAAAGTTCTTCCGCCACTCGTGAACGCGTAAAGATCGACGTGCGTAAAGACATGGCCGCGATTGCAAAAAAGACGGCTGGAGAAGTCGGCAAGATGGCAAAAAAAGGCGGGCTTTCGAAAGAAGCGGTTAATGAAATCAAAAACAAAATTCTAGGGATCACCGCGTGAACCCGCAAGAGCTTAATAAATTAAAAGAAGCCGGGATTCTTCTCCCCTACCAGCAAAAATGGGTTCAGGATAAATCAAAAATCAAGATCGCGGAAAAATCGCGCCGCATTGGTTTGACCTGGGCAGAGTCCGCAGACGATGTGCTTCACGCTTCGTCTAATGAGGGGTCTGACGTTTGGTATATTGGTTATAGCAAGGACATGGCCCTGGAGTTTATTGGAGATTCTGGCAACTGGGTTCGGCATTACAACTTTGCGGTCAGTGAGATGGAAGAGGTTCTAATAGAAGATGAGAATGAAGACAAGGCCATACTTTCTTACAGGATAAAATTCGCATCCGGTTATCGCATCACGGCGCTTTCGAGCCGCCCGACCAACCTGCGCGGGAAAAAGGGGCGCGTGGTCATTGATGAAGCCGCATTCCATGATGACCTCCCTGGGTTGCTCAAGGCGGCCATCGCGTTTCTCATGTGGGGCGGTGATGTCCGAATCATAAGCACCCACTTCGGTGATGACAATCCCTTCAATGATTTGATCGGGGAAATAAAATCCGGCAAGAAAAAATACAGCCTGCACCACATAACTTTCGATGATGCGCTAAAAGACGGACTTTATAAACGTATCTGCCAGGTCCTAAAACGCGAATGGTCCGAAGAATCGGAAGCTCAGTGGAGGCAGGAGATGATCGACCTCTACGGGGACGATGCGGACGAGGAGCTTTTTTGCATTCCCTCTAAAGGCTCTGGGATTTACTTTCCCCGCGCCCTGGTGGAATCCTGCATGTCCGATGAAATTCCCGTTCTCACCTTTAAATGTAAACCGGGCTTTGAACTACTACCCGATCAGGTGCGCTTTCAAGAGGCGCAAGACTGGTGTGAAGAACATCTAAAGCCGATCCTCGATGAACTGGATCCCCACTTCAAAACTTTTTTCGGGGAAGACTTTGGGCGGTCCGGCGACCTCAGCGCTATTAAGCCGTTGCAGGAGTTGCCTTCGCTTTTATACCGGGAAATCTGTTTGATTGAATTATCCAACGTCCCCTTTAAACAGCAAGAGCAAATTTTGTTTTACCTGGTAGACCGTCTTCCCCGGTTCACGGGCGGCGCTTTGGACGCGCGCGGCAACGGTCAATACCTGGCGGAAGTCGCCATGCAACGTTACGGCGAGTCGCGGATCCATCAAGTCATGCTTTCCCTTCAGTGGTACGCCGAGCACATGCCGAAGTACAAGGCCGCGTTCGAGGATAAATCCATCCTGATCGCAAAAAGCGCGGATGTTTTGAATGACCATCGTGCCGTCCGTATGGAAAAGGGTGTGGCGAAAGTCCCGGAAGGAAAAAAGACAAAAGGCAAGGACGGCAGTCAGCGTCATGGAGATACAGCCATCGCCGGAGCGTTGTCCTGGTACGCGGTCAACGAAATCGACGGCGGGGAAATTGAATATCAGTCCACCGGCGTAAAGCGGGAAGCCATCTCTTCAATGAGTAATTTTTAATGGCCACTAAAGCAAAAAAACCCTCCAGTAAAAAGGCTAAAGCGGATACGAATGAAATTTCAGCCGTCGCGTCCGAGGATCTTTTTGAAACATTCCTCGGAAACCTTTTACCCAACCCCGACCAGGTAGTTGACCGGGAATCGCAAGGATTGGGCCTGCAGTTGTACGAGCAGATGGAGGATAAGGACGGCCACATTGCCACGGTTATCCAGACGCGCAAACTGGCTGTCATTGGCAGGGAGTGGGAAGTCCTGCCCGCTTCAGACAGCGCTGAGGATGAAAAGAAGGCAGAATTTGTCGAGCAGGTTTTTAAGAAGATGAGTTTTGATGCGGTCCGCCTGGCGCAGATGGACGCGCTCATGAAAGGCTTCGCGGTCTCGGAAATCATTTGGGAGCTATCCGAAGGGCAAATCTGGATCAAGACCTTCAAACACAGAAAGCCGTGGCGGTTTGTTTTTGATGTGGATCGTCAGCTTCGCATGCTGACGGACCAGCAAATGGTTGAAGGTGAAAAAGTCCCGATGGACAAGTTCTGGATTTATACCTTTGGCGAGCGTTATGAAAACCCTTACGGAAAACCGCTCGGACAAAAACTGTTCTGGTCTTACCTGTTTAAGAAAAACAATATTAAGTGGTGGGCGATATTTAATGAAAAATTTGGTTCGCCGACGCCTGTCGGGAAGTACCGGCCTGGGACCCCTAAATCTAAACAGGATCTTCTTTTAAGCGCTATTAAATCCATGCAACAGGAAACGGCGGTCGTGATTCCTGATGACATGGCGATTGAGTTTTTAGAGGCGGCCCGGAAAGGTTCTTTCGATACCTATAAAGGATTCCTGAATTGGTTTGAAGAACTGCAGAGCAAAATTGTTCTGGGTCAAACTCTAACGACCCAGCAGGGTGAAAACGGAGCCCGGTCCCTGGGCGAGGTTCATGATGAGGTACGCCAGGACATTCTAAAGGCCGATGCCGACAGCCTGATGGAATCTCTCAATGATGGCCCGGTCAAGCTTCTTGTCGATTTAAACTTTCCCGGAACCGTGGAATATCCACAAGTCTGGATCCGAACGGAATCAGAGAAAGACCTCAAGCCCCTTGCCGAACGCGACAAGCTCATCACTGAAATGGGATTTGAGCTTGATGAGCAATACATAAAAGACACCTACAGCGTCGAGGTGAGACGAAAAAATCAGCCTAGAGAAAACCCTGATCCCGATAAAAGTGAATTTGCGGAATCTGACGACCAGGACAATCTGGATCCTTTCGTCAACCGGCTGTTAAAGGAAGCCGGGCAGGACGCGTTGATTGACCCCATTAAAAAACTTCTGGATGAATCGGAATCGCTGGAGGAATTCCGCGACAACCTGGCAGTCGCCTTCAATGATATGGACGTGACTGACCTGGGAAATATTATTCAGCTTGCGTTGCAGGCGGCGGAACTGGCGGGCCGGTTTGAAGCTTTACCGGGGGAGGAAAAAGAATAATGGCTCTGGCATTCACAAAACTCCCATTCACAGAGGCCAGCGATTTCCTGCGTCAGAAAGTCAGGCTTCCAACCCAAAGCTGGAGGGATATCCAGCGTGGAATGCACTCGCAGGCGTTCGTCATCGCCGGGGCCATGAAAACCGAATTGCTGGAAGACATGCAGTCCGCAGTCCTCAAGGGAATTGAGCAAGGGACCACTCTCCAACAATTCAAGAAGGATTTTAACGGCATCGTTAAAAAGCATGGTTGGACCTTCAAGCAGGATCCGGGTTGGAGAGCGGGTGTGATTTACAACACCAATATGCGCACCGCTTTTGCGGCGGGCGCGGAAGCGCAAATGCAACGGACGAAATCCCGCCGACCCTATGCCCGGTACATCGCAGGTTTGTCGGCGGAACCCCGCGCCGAGCACCTGACTTGGCATGGAACCATTCTGCCACTCGATCATCCCTGGTGGTCGACGCACACGCCTCCCAACGACTGGGGCTGTAAATGCAAAAAGGTGAGCGTGTCCCAGCGTGAATTGGATCGAGACGGATTGGAAGTTTTAAAAAACGCGCCGGACAACGGATCGCGGCAAGTCACGGATCCGATCACCGGTAAAAAACAAAGCCTTGAAAACGGTCTGGGGTTGAGTTGGGACTACAACCCTGGGCAAGCGGCATGGGGTCAGCAATTTGCAAAACAACTGGCCGACAAATTAGTCTCCGGAAAACTAGTGGATATGGATAGCCGGGGACCTGGGGACTTTAATCGGCCTGCCAGCGTGTCTGTTGATTCGGCAAAAGCCACACCGGTCAGCCGCACTAAATCAGAAAACGAATTAAGGCAAGTGTTGAGGGATTCTATTGGCGGTGAGGAAAAGACATTCATAGATCCATTGGGCGAGTTTGTGAACGTCAACCAAGGCATCGTCGATCACATCCTGGAAAAACCACAATCCCGGTTCGACGGTCGAGAGCAGTTCTTCCCGTTGATTCCTGAAGTCATTGAGGACCCCTTTGAAGTTTGGGTAGGGTTTGCCAGAAGCGAAAAAACCGGTCAGGTATTTTTGCGCAAGCGGTATATCAAATTCATTCAGTTAGACAAAAAAAGGACATTTGGTTTGATTGCGGAAGTCAGGAACGGGATGTGGGTTGGTTTCGACTTTTTTAGAGGTCGACCTACAGCGGCGAAAAATTTAAGGAAGGGATTGTTGGTATGGGGAAGGTAAACGGCTTGCCTGTGGACTCTCACGCCGACCACGGCACCCGCCGCAACGTATCGGAGCGTGGTCCACGTTGTGCGAGGTTTGAACGATGTTCGACATTCGGGATGCCAGCCCCGAACCTATGAAAAAATTATACCTCGAAAGCCCGTTTTTTTCAATTCGGCGAATTTGAGGCAAGGAAGGGATTAAATTTCGGCGGAATTGGCATTTAACGACCATTTAAAAGTTAAAAACAGTTGGAAAATCGACCCTTAGGCCGCGTTCAGGGGAAAACGGCTTAAAACGCGAATTAGGGCCTCATTCGTAAACTGGAGAATTTGAAAGTTATGGCGGGACCGGGATTCACAATCGAGATCGACGACAGCCGGTTGAAAACTATCCTGAAAAAGCTGGATAAGAAGGTCCGGAATTTAAAACCGGCCTTTGAGGAAATCGGTGAATTGTTGGTCACCTCGATAACAAAAAACTTTGAGGTCGGCGGTCGGTACAGCGTTCCGGGTACCTGGCGTGGAGGGTCAAACAAGTGGCAACCCTTGAGCCCAGCGACATTAAAAAGAAAACGCGGTAACAAAATTCTAATTGAAACAACAAACTTACTGAACTCCATCAACTGGCAGGCTGACATCGATTCGGTGGAAGTGGGAAGCAACCGGGTCTATGCCGCGATCCATCAGTTCGGTGGCAAGGCAGGGCGTGGGAGAAAAGTGACGATTCCCGCCCGGCCCTACCTCGTGGTTCAGCAAGAAAATCTGGATGAAATCACCGACATCCTCGGGGATTATCTGCTGGGAAAAATTTAAGGAGAAAGATTTTATGGATAGCTGGATACCGATTTTTAGAAGCGGAAAACAAACCGACAGCCAGGGCCGCGAGCATGATGGATCCGAAATGATCGATAAGGCGGTTGCCAATTTCGACGCTAAAACCCACGAGCCACCGGTCACCATCGGTCACCCTAAAGACAACGCCCCTGCCTTTGGCTGGGTCGAAGGCTTGAAAAGGCAGGGTGAATTTCTAATGGCGAAATTCAAGGACCTGCAACCGGAATTCGTGGACATGGTCAAGCGCGGCCTGTTCAAAAAGCGGTCCGCTTCTTTTTACCCCGATGGATCCTTGCGCCATGTCGGGTTTCTCGGAGCCGCTCCGCCTGCGGTCAAGGGCCTGCCTGACGTGGCCTTTAAGGATCGCGAGCAAATCACCTTCGAGTTTTCCGCCCACGATTCGCATAAGTTCGGAGTGATCGGCAGGGTTCTTAGGAGCCTTCGTGAAATGTTGATCGGCAAGTTCGGCGAAGAGACGGCCAATAAGGTCGTCGACAACTTTGATATTGATTTTTTAACCCAACCCGCAGAATCGGAGGAAGTTATCGAAGAGTTTTCATCCGCGCCTGCACAAAAAAAACAGGAGGAAGGCAAAATGACCCAGACATTCACTGAATATGATTTGAAACAGGCAAAGGAGAAAGCGGCCCAGGAAGAGCGTAAAAGTGCAGAGTCCGAATTCGCCGAGAAGGACAGGAAAAACCAAGACCGCATCGATGCCCTTCAAAAGGAAAACGAAGGTCTTAAGGAAGGTAAACGAAAAGAATCTATAAAGAACTTTACCGAAGGTCTGAAGAAGGAAGGTAAATATCCTCCCTCCTGGGACAAGCTGGGCTTACCTGGTTTTATGGAAAAGCTGGACGGCGAGGAGCCGGTCGAGTTTTCCGAAGGTAAAAAACAGACGCCGTTGGATTTCATGAAAGGGTTTTTAGGAGAATTGCCGAAAACCGTCAACTTCAAAGAAATCTCCGGTGGCACCGGGCCGGAAGCGACGGACGATCACGAGCCGCTCATCAGGGATTTCATGGAAAAGAATAATGTCGATTATAAAACCGCCGCCATCGAGATCTCGAAACTACGCCCGGAACTTTTTAAATAGGGGCTCAGAAAAAACCAAATAAAGCCCGTTTAAACGGGCCTTAATAATTTACTCAATGAGGAGAACAACAAAATGATCGGACCCAATTCGATTTTAGAAAAAGAGTTTGTTGCGGACGGCGCATTAACCAAATACCGGGTCGGGAAGAAGGGAACCAATGAGGATGACGTGTCTCAGGCGGCAGCCGCGACTGACAAAATTCACGGAATCATTCAACACGATGCGGTGGATAACGCCCGCGTCCGGCTCATGGTGATGGGTATTTCCAAGGTGGAATTCGGCGGGACGATTGTCCAGGGGGACCTTCTCACTTCCGACGCAAATGGAAAAGTGATCGCAACCACAACGGCCTTGAATCGATGCATCGGCGTTGCCATGTCGGACGGTGTTTTGGGTGATATCGGCACAGTGATGATTAATCCAGGATTGCTCTAATAAAAAGGCTTCCGTTTTTAATTTAAGATTTTCTTAATTCAAGAAAAAAATAAAAGGAGAATTTTACCATGCCAGAACCTTCCCAGGTCCACATAGACAGGGCTTTGACCAACATGAGTCTGCAGTACAAAAACGAGGAGTTTATTTGGCCGATGGTCATGCCGGTTGTGAAGGTCGGAAAACGGTCGGATAAGTATTTTAAATACGACAAAGATCAGCGGTTCCGAATCGTCGATGACAAGATCGGCCCCAAAGGGCTGGCCAATGAAGTCAATCTGGAAGTCTCCACCGATAACTATTCGGTTGCCGACTATGCCCTCTCGGATTATGTCACCGGTGAAGAAGAAGCGAATGCTGATAGCCCGCTGGCTCCGCGCGCCGACGCCAACGATTTAATTAATGAATTGCTTGAGCTTGGTGCTGAAAAGCGCGTCGCGGATATCGCATTTAACGCGGCCAACTATCCTGTGGGCAACAAGGTCCAGCTTTCAGGGACTTCCCAATTTGGCGGGTCTGCCGATGATCCCATCGGAAATATCCTCACCGGATTGGACGCTTCCTTCCTGCGGCCCAATACCATCATCTTTGGTAACAACGTCTGGACCAAGTTCCGCCAGTTGCCTGAGATCCTCGATGCGGTCAAGTCTTCCACTCGCCAGCAGGGATCTAATGGCGGTATCGCCAACCGATCTGAAATTGCCCAGTTGTTCGACGTTGACAGGGTGATTGTTGGACGTGGACGTTACAACACGGCCAAGGAAGGGCAGGCGGCTAGTTATACCCGGCTTTGGGGAAATCACGTTGCCATGCTTCACGTTAAGCCCCGGCCAACAATCCGGAGCGTGACCTTCGGTGTGACTTTCGTTGAAACCATGAAAAAAACCGTTCGTTCCTTTGATGAAAAGCGCGGCCTGAAAGGCGCGACCTACATCAAAACCGGTTGGAATTCGGACCATAAGGTGATCGCGGCCGACACCGGGTATTTCATCGAGGACGCGATATAGCGTAAACCCCAGCGTGACGCTGGACCCAATATTAAACATTAGACCTCCCTTTTAATGGGGAGGTTGTCGAGGTGACCATGAAAATAAAAGCAATCAGCCACATTTCCCATGACGGGAAAATGATCGAACCGGGAAAGACGGGTGAGGTTTCCGATGCCGTGGGCAAGCACCTGGTTAAATCCGGATCCGCCGTCGAGGTAAAAGAAAAGTCTGGTGGAAGCGGCGGCGATAAAAAGCCCTACACAAAAGAGGGGTTGATGAAACTCTCCGACGCGGAACTTGCGAAGATCGGAAAAAAGCTCGGCGCCAAAGAAACCATCAAGGAAAAACTGGTGGATGAAATCATCGACTTACAGAAAAAGAAAAGTTGATCGATGTCTTACTCGACCCTTGCCGACATTCAAAAAAAGATCATCAACGATGAAATCATCGAGTTGACCGATGACGACGATACCGGGTCCGTTGACCAGGTGAAAATCGATTCCGCCATCGAGGAGGCCGATGAAAAGATCGATTCGTATGTTGGCAAAGTTAAGTTGGTTCCCCTTTCGCCGGTTCCTGGAATCATTAAAAATATTTCAGTGACCCTGGCGATCTGGTACCTGCATGAGCGCCGTGGTGTTTCTAACGATGTTCGTGAAAAGGCTTTTAACTCCGCGTTAAAGGCCCTTCAAATGATCGCTGAAGGCAAGGTCACTCTGGGGGACGATGAAGCCACCGCCGCTCCTGAGACCACGGAAGGCGGTCCGGCAAGCTCCACAAAAGAGGAAGACCGTTTGTTCACTAAAGACACATTGAGCGGATTTTAGTCATGGGCCTTCTCATTAAAACCATTGAGGATCTTGTTTTGACGGCGTTGGACGCCGCACCGCTCAATTCCTACTGTAAAAAGTTCGAGCGGTACGACGGGCAGTTTTTGATTGAGGATGTCAAGGCGTTCAAGGGAACTCTTCCCGCCTGCTTTGTGACCTACACCGGTGACCGCTTACTCGAAAATACAGCGCTAATCCGATACACCGTGGATATGTCCATCAGCGTGATCGTCGCGGCAAAAAACCTGCGCGGGGATTTTAAAGCAAAAACAGGAAACGTGGGGGCTTATCAAATGCTGGAGGACGTTAAAGCGCTTCTCCATCTTAATAACCTGCAGGACCCGAATATCGTCGGGTTGGTTTTGCAACGGCGGATTCCGCTGATAGACACAAAAACCCTTGCCGTTTTCGGAATGGATTTCAGTTTGCAGTTTATCGACTAGCCGGCCCAAGGCCGGAGTGGATTCGCGGCCAACGCTGCGGGCCGCTAAAACAAATCACCATATTTGTAGTGGCACAGGCTTTCCAGCCTGTGAAAATCGAGGTTAATTATGAAAAAGGAAAACACATTCATGATGAATGTCCGCAAAGGCGGGGTGACGGTTGTTAAACCAAAACCGAAAAAACCGAGTCCCGCTCCTGATAAGGATCAAAAAATTAAGGGAGGTAAATAACAATCATGGTGATGCTTAAAAAGAGATCCATTGTACTCGCAAAGGTGGAAGTGACTGAAGGTGTGGATCCCACGCCGACACCAGCCGCTAATGCGATTCTTATAAGTAATGCCAATGTCAAGGTCACTGGGGAGCCTCTAAAAAGGGATTTCGACCGGTCTTCTCTTTCACCCTTGCCCCACGTGATTGGCCTGCGAGAAGTCGAGGTCACTTTTCAAACCGAGCTTAAGGGAAGCGGCACAGCCAATGCCGGTGGAGCGACCGATATCCCGGAGATCGATCCGCTTTTTCAGGCTTGCGGATTAGCGGTCGCATTAACGGCCGAGACAACCGGTGGTGCGGGCGATGGAAAGATTGAGTACGATCCTGCGTCCGATAGCCTGAAAACCATCACGCTGTATGTTTATAAGGACGGGATTCTTCATAAGATTCACGCTTGCCGCGGGTCCCTTTCGTTCGACGCTGAAGTCGGTAAATTTGGATCAATCAGTTGGACATTCAAAGGGTTGTATGTCCGGCCAATCGATGCGGTTCTTCCCGCTGGCGCAGTTTTTAATCCCCAAAAACCACCGGTCTTTTTAAACGCCAGCCTCACCCTCGGCGGTTACGCGGCGATCATTCAGGCTTTCACCTTCGATTTAGCCAACGATATCCAGCGGCGGGATGACGCTAACTCCGCCGCAGGCGTGATTGGCTTTGTGATCGTCGAGCGCGACACCCAGGGAAGCCTCAATCCGGAAGCGGTGACCGAGGCGACGCATCCATTCTGGGGGGATTGGGAGACCGCTGTGGAGAAAGCCTTCACCATGACAATCGGAAGCGTGGCCGGAGCCAAGATCGATATCACCGCGCCAAAGGTCCAGGCCAGGGAAATGAACTGGGCCGACCGTAACTCGGTCCGTACTTATGAGATTCCACTGACCCTGGCTCAAAACGCTGGCGACGACGAAGTTAAATTCAAGTTTTATTAAAAAAGCAGACCGGAGGCCGGAGACGGCAGACCGAACAAAACAACGAAAGGGAAATTCATGAACAGAATCATAGCCATCGATCCGGATCAGACACATCAATACGTTCCAAAAATTGCACGGGATTGGCCGGTGGAAGATCAGCCCGTATTTATACTTAAGGCTTTAAAGGCAAAAGACGCTGCCCGCCTTGAAGACGGGATGGCCGATGCCGTTATTAATAAAAAAGAAAATGACAACACGACAATGCGGATTTATAGCGGCACGGCAGTTATAAATGCTTTAAAAACCGGTTTAGTCGGATGGCAAAACTTTAAGGACGTTAATGGCAATGACGTTATTTGGCGTGAAAATAATGGGGTTCCCAGGAGCGAAAATTTTGATTGCATCCCGGCACAAATCCGTAAGGAACTCGCCGAAGCCATCACCGAGGGTAATTTTCTAACGGAGCAAGAGGAAAAAAACTCCGAATAGCGGTTGCCGTTGATCAATCAGGCATCCGCTGCAGTCTATGCGCTCACAAGGACTGCGATGGAAAGAAGGGCGTAAGCTGGTTTGAATTGGATGGGGAAGATATTAAACAATGCCCGTTAACTTTGATTACGAAAGAAACAATTATATTTACGAAATTATACACACACTATAAAAATGGTTTTCTCCCTGCAACGGGAGGGATCCTCGAACAAACGGTTCAATTTCTCCTGGCGATGGAAGTGATCGATAAAGCCGTTCAAGATAATAGGGAAAAGGAAGAAGAAAGGAAAAAGAGACTTGGCTGAAACCGTTGCAGAACTCAGTATCGTCATCCGTGCAAGGAATGCTGCGAATGCTGTGCTGAAAAAAATTGGTAAAGATTTTGGCGGGCTCATCAAGCAGGCGCAAAAATACCGTGCCGAGCTTGCAGACGTCGGCAAAAAACTGCTCCTTGTAGGCGTTGCGGCTTCGGCCCTGTTTATTGGTTCCGCTGTAGTTTTCAACAATCTCGAGCAGGAAATGGCCAATGTCCGGAAAACCACGGGGTTGACCCGCGTAGAAATTTCCGGCCTGAAAAAGGAATTTATCGACCTTTCCAAGCGCATCCCGGTATCAGCCAGGGAGCTGGCCTCCATTGGAGCCATCGCGGGTCAATTGGGAATTCAGGGCACGAAAAATATTCTTTCTTTTACGGAAACCGTCGCCCAGTTTGCCACTGTTACCGACTTTACCGCCGAAGAGGCCGCTGAAAACCTGGCCCGGCTTTCAAACATTTTAAAACTGCCTATCAGGGATGTTAGAAGGCTGGCTGGCGTTATAAATGAACTGGAAAACACGACAACCGCGAAAGCTCCGGTAATCGCTGATTTCATGCAAAGAATCGCGGTTTCCGGTAGACAGATAAATCTCTCGACACCGGCGATCGCCGCGTTGTCCGCAACTTTGGTTGACCTTGGGTTTAAAGCGGAACTGGGTGGAACAGCCGTGAGCGCGACATTCACAAAGATGATTAGCGACGCGGATAAGTTTGGCAAGCAGATGGGATTAACCGCTGAAGAGTTCCGCGCCAGCCTGGAAAAAGACGCCATCGGAACAATCATCAAATGGGCGGAATCCATTCAAAACCTTCCGACTGAACAGTTGATAGCGCAGTTTGACGAAGTTGGAATTAGCGGGACCAGGGCCTTGCAGGTATTTGGGGCATTGACCAAGGGGTCGGAAAAATTAAAAAAGAATGTTAAAACCGCCAACGATGAATTCAAACTGGGAACCTCTTTGTTGAAGGAGTTCTCAATTTTTATTGCTACAACATGGAAACAAACGGAAATTCTAAGGAATAAAATTTCAGCCCTGGCAAATTTCATCGGGAAAACCTTGAACCCCGCCTGGCTAAAAGCCGTCGAGATCGGAGGGCAGGTTACGGAATTTTTCGATGCACTTGATGATAGTACAAAACGAAACATCGTCACGTTTGGATTGTGGGTGACTTCGATGGCCCTGGTTATTGGTTCTTTTTCCCTGGTCGCTACGGCAATTGTGCCCCTGGTGATCGTCCTCGGGGCTTTGGGCGTAGCGGCGACTCCGATCGCGGTGGTTTTAGGTGCAATCGCCCTCGTCACCGCCATTGCAGTTAATCAATTCGTCAATTTGGGAGAACAGTCGGACAAGGTGAAAAAAAAGTTGGAGGGTCAGGAGCGAGCTCTAAAATTTTTAACGGATGAGGGAAAAAAACTCACCGCACAATACTTGGCCGTTACAGATAGTCAAAAGGCGGTGGGGGTTGGATTGGATAAAACCACCAACAAATTAGCTAAAGTCAATAAAGCTTTTGCCACCCTCGATCTGGATTCTGAAAAATCGATCCGCGACCAAATCAAAAAAATCAATGACGCACTTGAAACGTTGAGAGTATCAGGCGTGGCCAGTGTGAATGAACTGGACCGCGCGGAGGCGAGAGCGGCAAATCAAACCAGGGAGCTTTTTAAAGCACTGGACCCTGAAAAAGTAGAAATGGTGAAAACCTCTTTTGAGAAACTAACGTCTGCCCTGGGTGAAATGGATCAGGCTCAATTACGCGTTTTGAACAGTCAAAAAGAATTATTGTCCCTGCAAATCGATGCGGCGCAAAAAAGAGTTGACGGCATCCTCGGAATTATCGCTGTTGAAGATGAATTGGCGGGATTTAAAAAAGAAATCGCCGACCGGGGATTTTCTGAAGAGTTTAAAAATTTCAGGCTGATCGAGGGTCTCCAGAAAAATTTAAAAAATATAAATAGAGTTGATGGAGAGGAAAGAATTACGCAATTAAGAAAGATAGCTGATGAGGCTAAGTTGGCGGTCGGCAAATTTAAAGACGGTAGCTTCTTAGAAACTGCGGCAATTAAACTGGTCGAAGATGCCTTAAAGCGCTTATCTACTGAGCTAAAAAAACAGGGAAATATTAATCCGGGGAGAAAGATCAGCCTCCAACTTAAATCGGCAGAAGGCGTTGTTCAGGATCTTCGCGATGAATTTAAAAGACTCAGCGAGGAAATTGCTAACATCGAGGCCGTTATTCGCATCACTAATCAGGAACAACTCATCGCTGAAGCTACCCGGTTGAGAAGCCAGATCGAGGACAAGTTTTCCACGGCAATCGTTCAGGATGTCATCATTCGCCAGCGGTTTGAAACGACCGGCCAATCGATTAATTCCAGTGTTGGCAGGACCAAAAATAGCACGGGCGATCTGCCGGGATTTAATCTGAAGTCACTATTTCAGGAGCAAAACTTCCCCTCCTTCGCCAAGGGCATCCGGTTTGTGCCACGCGACATGACGGCCAATATTCATCAAGGGGAAGGTGTGTTGACGGCGCAGGAAAATCGCGAGTTTTTAGGCGGTACGATTGGCAGTCGGACTATTTCATTTGGCGACATTAATATCTATCCCGCTACAAGCACTGAAGCGCCGGAAGTGACCGCGCGAAAGATCCGCGCAGAACTGCAACGCATCGATGAACGGCGGAGTAATTAATGGCCCTCGGATTCTATTTCCCCACAAAGGCTGCGCCAACTTCTTCCTGGCTGCCAGTGAGCGGACCTGAGTTTCCTTTGGAAACTCCGGTGGACTACCCGGAGCAATTGATCGGGGAAACCGCTGGAGGGACCCTCTACGTCCAGGACAAGGGGCCAAAGCGGGAAACGTTCGACCTGGAATTTCTACTGATGTCCAAAGCCGACAGGGACAATGCCCTCGTTTTTTTTAACGCCGTTAAAAAGGCCTTCAATGCTTTTGAATATGAGGACGGCAACGGAACCTTGCACAGCGTCCGCTGGGTGAATCTGTTCACGTTCCGCAAAGACCGCCCGACTTTGTATTCCGGGGAAATCCTACTCAGAAAGGAAACGGCATGATCGACTGGGGAAAAGCAAATCCGGATGATTTTTCGCTCCAAGTTGAAAGCGAGTCCATTAAGGAAGTAGGCGAAAACTATATTTTTCCGGTCAGGGTTTATCACAAAGAAGGGGATTTTGCTTTTATAAAGTCGATCCCCATCCGTGCGGAATTTTACCGTGAGTTAAAAAGTACCAAGGATTGGAAATCCGCGTTGACAAAAATATTTCAGCAACGAGTTAAAGACGAAATCATTACCCGGACAAAATTCGGGCGCATCCCGATAGAAGATAAAATCGCCTGGATCGAAAAATAAATCATGCGAACCGACTTCACCACATCTTTTGCTACGGAAAAGGATAAAAAGGCCCACGGGCCGGTCACGTTGATGAAAATCGACTGGCCTGCTATCGGCGGATTGCCTGCCCTGACCCTTCGCTTGGCCGACCGGGGATCCGATGCCGATAACGGCAAGCTCACGATCAACGGGACAGACTGGTACGCGGTCATCCTGAACGCGGGGGATCTTGACCGGCTGGTGAGCGCGGGAAATTTTTCCGCCAACTCCGTCGCCGATCTCAAAGTGACGCTCACTAATTTACCGACCGCCTTGTTCAGTCCGGCAAAGCCGTTCAGCTACGTTTTTAAGGACCGTCCACCTGAAGCGGCCACAATAACCGTGTCGCAGTGGTTTGAAGGTTTGTTGGAGTCGGATATCGCCCCGCTTTTTGTCGCCAGAATGGAAGATCCCGTCCGTTTCGATGAATTGACCTGTTCTTTCGACCTGGTTGATATTGCCGGATCCAGGGGAAGTGTGGCCGTGGGCAGCCTGATCAACTTAACCGATTATCCCGACGCGCCTGAATCTTCCATAGGCAAGATGAAACCTATTGTCATTGGCCAGGTGGAAGACGCACCATCAATTTTGGTTAAAGAAGCGGCGGAGACGATAATTACTTCCGTTGTCGCTCCGGGAGATGCGACTTTGACCGTTGCGGACACTGCCGCTTTTGCCGCATCCGGCACGTTGAAACTCAACGACGATGAAGTCGCGTATACGGGCAAGACGGCCACGACCTTCACCGGCTGTACCGGCGTCAACGAATTTCATTTCGCTGATGATGTGGTTTTGGAAAAGATCACCGATCACCGCTACTTGTTCAGCGATCCGGCGTATGCCATCAAACAAATCAGCGGCGTTCAGGTGGACGGCCAACCGGCAGATGCGGGAGATTACAGCATCGATCTTCCCAATGGCGAGGTGGTGTTTAATAAGAAACCGGAGAAAGCGGATTCCCTGGATACTAAATTTCTGCAGGCGCAGTTAGATGCCATCGGAACGGGCAATAATGCGGTCGATCCTTTGAGCGCAATCGATGCGGACACTCGAACCACTTACGCAAAAATCAACCAGACCAACAACATCCTTTCCCTGAAACAGACCACCGTCATGCCCGCCATCGGCGTGATCGGAAAGGTTAAGTTATTGGTTCACCATTTTCTGGAAGAAAAGCTTCCTAACGACAGCCTCTCGGTCGATATCGTCGGTATCGGTCAGGTGGGTGTTTTGTCCCCGCCTGCGCTGGATGACGTTGCGAGTTCAGGAAACCTGACCACCGATTTCACGCATTCTACGTTGGACAATATTGGAGTTGCGCTCGATGACATTAGCCACCAACACGACGTTGCGTTTACCCAGGATCAAATTGTCCATAATCCAACTGGAGGTCTTGGGTTTGTTGATGTTGGTGTATTGTCAAGCGGGCAACAAATATTTTTTAAAGATATAACGTACGTCAATCAAACAGGAGACAGCGCAAATTACACATTCACGGTCTCTGCAAATCAGCCAGCTTCCTTCTCCGGCGACGGCAATGTCCAAATATATATTGATTCAACCAACGAACTGATTTTTTCAAAAACTCAGTTTGAAACAGGCGGGTCTCAAATCTTTGTGAACAATACTGCCGCATCGGTTTCAGGAAGCCCCGGAGCATCTTTACGTCTGAGAATAGTTTTCAACGCACCTTCTTCTAATTTTGGCTCCTCTGATTATAACCTGGCTGGTTTTACGCGCACCACCTTCTCCACTAACAGCGGCAATACCGATGCTCAACTGGCAGGAAAAGCGGCGACCAAAACTGGCGGCGTTTCCACTGCGGGCAGCGTGATCCCAATCGATGGAACCGCTGAAAAGTCTACATTATCAGTCACCGATTTCATCGACATCACCAGCCAGGTCGCAGGTGACTGGGCGTGGTTCACCAACAAGGAAGTGCAGGTCAAATACAACGGGACTTCCGATGGGCGCACGGCGTTTATCATTCATGTGGCGTTCGAGATCGAATATGCCCGGCGTCGGTTGAGTTTCACGGACAAAGTCACCGCTTTAGTCCAGGGCGTGAAAGACGACGGCACGGGAACCGTCACGGGTACCGCAAACGCATTGATCGAACGGCCCGATCACGTTTTCAAATGGTCGATACTTAACCTTCTAAGCTTGACCGCCACGGATATCAATACGGCATCGTTCACCCAGGCGGGTACGGATTTTTTGGGAGCCATCACGGGTGGCTATAAGTTTGCCGGAATTATCCAGGGCAAAACAGAGATTAAAAATCTGTGGCGATCCTGGGAAAAAAACTGCCGGGCTTATTTCTTTTGGGATTTGGGTAAAGCTAAAATTCAGTTCCGTCCCTTGAATCAGATCACCCTGCCGTTCACGGCCGACAAAACCATTCCCTCCAACATGATCCGCCTGGATGGAAATGGCCGCGCCATGATGTCCTGTGAGCGCACTCCAAACCGCAACATCGTTAACACCATCGATCTTCGATATAAACGCGATTGGGCTTCCGGGGAATACAGTTCGGTTGAAACCGGGAGCGATGCCGATTCCATCACCCGTTATGGACGCCGGGAAAAGCTGGACGACTTTGAGTTCGATTGGTCCCGCGTTCAAGTGCAGGCCGCCGACCTTACGGCTTTCTTTCTGGCCCAGCACAAGGAGCCTTCCGACGTTCTGGAGTTGGAGTTGTTTTTGGACAATGTAGAACTGGAGCGCGGCGATCTTTTAAAAATCAGTCCGCCGACTCATGAGAATGCGAACCTTCCAGCCCTTGTCCTGGGAGCGGGAAGAAAAATCGGATCGGGACGCGGAAGTCGCATGGATTCAATTCCGCTAACCATCATGCTGCTGACTGTTTTTTTGTGGAAAGCCAACTTAACCGGCACAGCCACCTTAACCGCAACGCTTACATCAAATAGATTGCTGGCCGCGCAATTATCGGGGTCATCGTCCCTTTCAGCAACACTTTCAGTATTTACCGACAGTGGTGAGGGCGGTTTCGGCGTGCAACCTTTTGGAACGTCAAAATTTGGCGGGGTTGTTCTTTCATAAAAATATAAAACAAGGCTCGATATGGCGTCACTATCCAATTACCTAGAAAACAAAATAATCGACCTTATTTTTAGGTCTGCGACTTTTGCTAAACCGACAGTTTTGGCAATCGCCCTTTTTACCTCCGGCCCCACCGATGCGGGAGGTGGAACTGAAGTTTCAGGCGGTGGGTACGTCAGACAGACCTTGAACCCTTCCGATTCTAACTGGAATGCGACACAAGGGGGAACCTCTGGCGTTTCTACCGGCACGTCTGGGTCCACAAGCAATGCCCTGGTTATCACTTTTCCAACGCCGACCGCAAGTTGGGGTCTGGTGACCCATATAGGTATTTTTGACGCTGTGGCTGGAGGAAATTTATTGTTGCACGGTCCATTAACCACCGCGAAGCAGATCGAAATTGGAGAGGTTACTAAACTCAGCGCAGGGGATTTGGTAAATATTTTAGCTTAGAAAGAGGTTTTATGGCCAACACAGTGACTCCAAATTTTGGGATTAAAAAACCCGCCGCTGGCGACATTAACTGGGATGACGAATACGCTCAGTTCGCCGACCTGGTGGATTCCCGCTTGATGATGACCGGAATGAAAAACGTCATTATCAACGGCAACTTGAATATTAATCAGCAGGAGGTTTCTGGCACGGTTGTCCTTTTGGCGGGAGTTTACGGCCATGATCGCTTTAAAGCGGGATCTTCCGGTTGCACTTACACATTCGCCACGTCGGCAAATGTAACCACCATCACCATTACCGCTGGGTCTCTTCAACAGGTGATTGAAGGAGTCAACCTGTTTAGTGGCACTTACGTTCTTTCCTGGGGAGGAACCGCGCAGGGGAAAATCGATGCCGGGGCTTATGGTTCAAGCGGGATCACCGGAACCGCGACGGGCGGCACAAATATGACAGTCGAGTTTAATTCCGGCACGTTGAGTAAAATTCAGTTGGAACCCGGTACAGTGGCCACAGGGTTCGAGCCCCGATTACTTTCAATAGAACATAGACTTGCCTATTTATATTTTGAAAGGCTTAGTTTTTCTGGAAGCGTATCCAAACCAGTGGGTGCAGGAATATATTCCACCACCACTGTTATTTTTTGCCCTGTTTTTTTCAATGAAAAACGAACGGATCCGGCAGTTTCAATTGGACAGACAGGGACGGGGGTAATATTTAATGGCTGGACTGGAGGGACTACTGTTAATGGGAGTTCTGAGGCTATTGGTAATGCGGGCCTCAATAGTGCGCGGTTGGATATTACAACGACGGTTCGTACTGCTGGGGATGCCGCCGTCATCTTTAGTGCCGGGAATGGTGCTTACATTGACATCAATGCGGAAATATAAAAATGTATAAATTAATGAAAAGCGGGGTTTTAAAAGATGGAAGAATTTTTATACCCAACAATCCAAGGTTGGGCCTTTGGCAAGAGTATGAGGCTTGGTTTTCTGAGGGGAATTCTCCTCTTCCAGCCGACCCAACCCCTGAGAAAACACAGAAAGAGAAACACAGGGAAGATCCGGAGATGCCTTCGGTGCAAGAAGTGATTGAAGCGTTGTTTGAAAAGGAAGAGGGCGACCCTCAACCTATGAACGCTCTTTTGGCAAGATACAGCAGAGTTAAAACTCGGAATAATAAATAAATTCATAAGTGGTCGTCGATGGGTGATCCGGGGAAAAAAATATAAAAATACAAGGAGGACCTTTAAATGGGCCTTTGGCGCATGGACATTTTCAACATAAAAAAAGGCGGTGAATTATGGCGGGTTTGACTAATAAAGGGAAATTCAGAATTTTGGAAAAATATTACCGCGGCGGGGATACGTTCAATGCGGCTCTGGTCACATCCGCTGCTGCTCCAGGGCCGGACATCAATATTTTAAGTGAACTCACGGAGATCGCCGCCGGAAACGGATACACCACCGGAGGGATAGCCTTGACGGGAAACGCAACGGACTTTGATGTCATAACGGAGGATGACGTTAATGACCGAGCCTTTATTCAGATAAAGGACCTTATCTGGACCGCCGCTGGTGGAAATTTGCCGACATCTGGTAGCGGCGCGAGGCATTTAGTATTGACCGATAACAACGTCACTATTGGGAGCCGTGAGGTAATCAATTATTGGGATCTTGCCGCCGACAGGGTGGTATCCGACACTCAGGGCTTAACGATTCAAAATCCGGAATTTCGATTAAACGAAGTATAAAATATTTGAAAGGAAATATTATGAAAGCCATCACGTTTCGAGGGGAAAAAATGCCCTCATGGGTAAAAGGAATCAGGAAAAACGACGACGCTATTCTGGTGGATCCCGATATTGCTTATCCCGCCTTCATGAAAGAACTGGAAATGCAGGCAACGCAATTTTCGCTGCAGATAGCCAGAAGGTGTATCAATATGCACCTGCTTGAGTTGGTTGGGCCAGGAATAACAGTCAATTTTTCGGAAAAGCATAAAAACCCGGAAAATCGGAAATGGCGTTTATCAAATTTCCCTGAAGGCTCGAATCCCGGTGAAAACGCGCAAAGCGTTCCCGCTGATTTTAGAACGCGCTACTGGGAACCCTTAAAGAAAAAAAGAATGCTTGCGAAGGCGCAGAAACCTGCTTAATCGCGTAACCCTGTAAATCAAAATTTATCTAAAGTGAGGGAAAAGATATGACAAGAATGGATCAGCAGCAAGCGGTTAAACAAGTCGAATGGCTGGCTGAGATAAGAACACAGATAGGAGAGATTGAAAGGGCTTCTAAGCGAATCGACACGGCAAGAGCTCAGATTGTTCGGTTGAAGGGAGTTGTTAAAGGTAAGGGGGCAACGGCGGACGACCTTGGTACGTATGACCACTTTTTAGCCCAAGCTAAAGCCACTATTCAAGCCGAACTTGACAAATTCTAAATGACTGTTTTTATCCAGGAAATAACAGTTGCAAATAATGCCGCAGAAGAGAGTGGCGCCTCTGGAAATGTAGGTCTATCCAGTAGTGACCTGGAATTTGCGTATGAGGCGAGTACTGTAAAAACGGTCGGGCTACGGTTTACGATGGTGACGATTCCTCAGGGCGCAACTATCAACTCTGCCTTTATCCAATTCGAGGCAGACGAAAATCAGAGCGGGACAACGGTTAATATTAGATTTTTCTGTGAAGATATCGACGACGCGCCTATTTTTACGACCACGAATTCCGATATAACCGCCCGTACAAAGACGACAGCTTTTGTCGATTGGTCGAATATAGCCGCGTGGACTTTGGGTGATAGAACTGCCGTTCAAAAAACCCCCGATCTGAAAACAATTATTCAAGAAATTGTTGATCGAGCATTATGGGTGAGCGGCAATGACTTGGTTATTATTGTACCAGATAATGGTTCTACTGCTAGCACTCGAAGGACAGCGGAACCGGACTCGGCTAGCGGCAATGGCAGTCCGCCCGAAATAACCATTGATTATACGGTAGGCGGCGGAGGCATAATGGTCGCACCGGCTACGGCATTTTCAGTTGCTGGTAAAGTTGACCCATCGGCTATTCTTGGAGGTTTTTCGATAACGCCTGTAATCAGTAGCGTTGTCAGTTCGAGGGTGGATCCTTCGGTTATTCTTAGTGGTCTAAATTTTACTCCAAATCCCTCTTCGGTGATTGCCGGGAAATTGGACCCTGCAGTTCATTTGGGTTCTATAAATCTCACCCCGTTATTCGCTAGCGGTATTTCAGAAAAAGTCGACCCTTCTAGTATTCTTGGAGCCCTTTCGATTGCCCCTTCTTTTGCCAGCTTAATCGCTGAAAAAGGCGATCCCTCCATCGTTTTGGGAGGTTTGACACTTTCTCCAAATTTTGGGGAAATGATTGCTGGTCGCGTGGATCCGAATGTTATTGGCGGTGATGGCATTATAGTCTCTCCAGTTCCAGGTTTAGCTGTTTTGAGTAAGCTGGATCCGAATATAATTTTTGGGCCGATTTCTATTATCCCGATCAATGGATTTGCAACCGTGGCCAAGGGTGAGCCTTCCGTGATTCAGGGAGCAATTTCTATTGCCCTTTCTTTTGGCAGTGCATTAACTGAAAAAATCGACCCTTCAATCTTATTAGGAGGTTTGACACTTTCTCCAAATTTTGGGGAAATGATCGCGGGTCGCGTGGACCCTTCCATTATTCTTAGTGGTCTAAATTTTATTCCAAACCCCGCTTCAGTGATTGCAGGGAAATTGAATCCGGAAATTCAATTAGATTCCATAAATCTCACCCCGTTATTCGCAAACTCCATTTCGGGAAAAGTCGATCCATCAATTATTCTTGGAGGTTTTTCGTTCATACCCGGAGTTGGTAGCGTTGTCGTGGGAAAAGGCGATCCCTCTATCGTTTTTGGAGGTTTGACACTTTCTCTAAATTTTGGAGAAATGATTGCTGGTCGCGTGGATCCGAATGTTATTGGCGGTGGTAGTTTGACAGTCACTCCCGTGGGAGGATCAGTTATTTCTGGGAAGTTGGATCCGAATATAATTTTAGGGCCGATTTCTATTATCCCGATCAATGGATTTACAACCGTGGCGAAGGGTGATCCTTCAGTGATTCAGGGAGCGATTTTGATTGCCCCTTCATTTGGCAGTTTATTCACTGGAAAAATCGATCCTTCAATCTTATTGGGAGGTTTGACGCTTTCTCCAAACATCAGGGAAGTTATCGCGGGTCGCGTGGACCCTTCCATCAATCTCAGTGGTCTAAATTTTGTTCCAAACCCCGCTTCAGTGATTGCCGGGAAATTGAATCCGGAAATTCAATTAGATTCCATAAATCTCACCCCGTTATTCGCAAACTCCATTTCGGGAAAAGTCGATCCATCAATTATTTTTGGAGGAGTATCTATAGCTCCTGTTGTTGGTGGCGCTATTGTCGACGGCGTGGATCCTTACATAGTTCTGGATGGATTGAATATCATTCCTAATCCGGCCGTTGTTCTTGCCAGGAAATTGGACCCTGCCGTTTTTATTGGAATCATTGTTGACCAGGGAGAAGCCACGCTTGTTATTTCCGATACGCCGTTGGTCACAATAAAAATTACTGAAACACTTTCCACAAATTGCACCCTTGCGGAATTTTTGGCGAATAGGATAAAGATCACCGAGGAGGTTCTTTGATGCCAGTGAATTTCTACGATAAAGGCGATGTGGTTGTGGTTTCGGCGGCGTTCACCGATAGGAATGGCACTCTCATTGATCCCGCAACGGTGACGTTTAAGATCAAGGATCCTTCCGGGACCACTACCGCGTATATTTTTGGTACCAACGGGGAATTGGTAAAAGACTCCGTAGGTAATTATCACGTCGATGTTCCTGTGAGTCTTGAAGGTACTTGGCAATACCGGTATGAATCGACGGGGACGGGTCAGGCGGCCGAAGAGGGGCAGTTTAAAATCAAGCGAGGATTCTTTTAGAGAGTAGGCCGGGCGGCAGCAACCGCCCGAACCGACCTGTGTGACCAGGCCACGAGATAAACCCGCTACTCAGCAACGGGCGGCATTATATCAGGTGGTCATGGAAAAAATCTACGAGGTGAGGTGTAATTTTTGTGGACGATTATTATTCAAAATTCGAGGGTTTTTAAAGGTCCTTTTGCGACGGTTTAAAGAGCATTGTATCGAGGTCAAATGCCAGCGTTGCAGGACTGAAAATCAAATCTAAAACACGAATACCTCCGAGTATCGATCATTCGGAGGTACTTTTATGCGTAGTTTTATTGGATGGGTTGGTGGAAAATCCCGCTTGGCCGGGGACATCGTTAAACTCTTTCCCGAACATAAAACCTATGTGGAGGTGTTCGGCGGCGCTGGATGGGTAATGTTTAAGAAAGATCGAGAAGCCAGCCAGGTTGAAGTTTACAACGACCTGAACGGCGCCCTGGCCAACCTTTTCCGCGTGGTGAAGCACCGGCCATCGGAGTTGGTCGAGGCGTTGAATTTGGTCCTTTATTCTAGGGAAACGTATTACAGGTTTTTGAAAGAGATCGATCACCCTGGTGAGGATGAAATCCAAACAGCGGCCAGGTTTATTTATTTAATCAGGAATTCATTTGGATCGCGCGTGGCAAATGGATGGGGATATGCTAAGACTCGAAAGCCACGTACCATTACGGACCTCGCGTTTTTAAATGAAATTCAGGAGCGATTGAAATCAGTTTTCATCGACAACCGTTCTTTTGAAAAAGTGATCAGTGCCTTCGACTCCAGGGACACTCTCTTCTACCTGGATCCACCGTATTGGATAGTAGGGGATAAGTTATATCAACATTCGCTTTCCACGGCTGAACATGAGAAGTTAAGCAGAGTTTTGCAGGATATTAAAGGTAGGTTTGTCCTTAGTTATAATGACGTTGCTCACATCCGTGATCTTTACCGTGGTTTCAGTATTAAAGTCACTAAGGAAATTCATTATTCCCTGAATAATCAAAGGGATACTGCACTGAAGAAATCAGAGATTTTAATCACGAATTATTAATTATTTAGTGGATAGCAAAAATTGTGCCTAGCAATTTCTGTACCGCGTTTTTTCATCCCAAACTAACTGCAACTTTTTCCCAAACTAAATGCGACGTTATAGTCATTGAACCCGTTTAGATTGTTC